ATCATAATATACTTTATAAAATATTTTATATGGATTATCAACAGGTGTATGTTCTAAAGTTTATGTATCAAAGAAATTAAATCCTCTTATATCATTATAATCATTCCAATAAATCTCATAAGGATTACCCAGATAGTAAATATTGTCTTGATTAGATCTTGTATGAAAATGACCTGAATATACTTTTTTAAATTTAGAAAATGGATCTATATTTGTTCCATGTTCCATTACAACATAATCATTTACTTTAAAACCATGTAGTTCTAGATGACCCATAACAACAGGATCATTTGACTTACTCAAAATATCCATTGTCTTTTTTTGATTCTCACTGTTTATCCAAGGAACAAGAAGAATATTCAAATTGTCTATCTTTATACTTTGTGCTTCTGAATATGTTTTTACATTATCATACTCTCTCAATAGAAGATCTACTGCATTTATCTCATTTGTATTCTTATAATATGCTGTATGATTACCCACTATAGTATGAACAGTAATACCCATCTCATTGAGTCTATCATAATAATTTTCTTTTGCCCAAGTAAGCGCAGCAAAATCAATTCCTTTACGACTATCAAAAGTATCACCCATATCTACTATGGTAGTAATACCTTCTTTCTCTATAGTTGGAAAGAAAACATCCTCATAAAATCTTAAAAAGTAATCATGAAAAAGTTTTGAATTTTTGCGACACCCAAAGTGCTGATCAGTTATGATTGCTATCTTCATTCATCCAATATTTTCTGGTGCAGAAATACCTTTACTCTCTATAAATGTTTTACTCTCATAATCAAATCTAGGATGTGGTGCAGCAGGAACCCAAGGATTTTTAGATACATTTTTAATAACAATAAATCTATCTGCAGCAAATGTACCTGCTAGACTAATTTTAATTTCTTCACCATCAACCCAATTTGTTGTGCCATCCTTTTTAGTATGGTTCATCAACTCCTGGATATTATCAATCATTTCTTGAGTTAGTTTCATTTAGTTACGCAACTTAGAATGTACAGCATCCTTAATTGAATTATAGTCTGAATAATTAGATGCGTCAAGGTCATTTGAATCAAATACTTCATCAAAGTTAGACTTTTCAAGAATTTTATTTTTGATTTCTAACTGTTTTTTCTCTTGAGATATCCTTCTCAAAAATGCATAATAAATGATTTGAGTGAAATATGCAAAAGGGTTTTTGGATTTTTCTGGGTTAAAATTATGGATATATCTAACGCAATTCTCTATACCATCACATATCATATCATCCTTAAACATGTAGTTTACAAAGTTTGGTTTATAGGATAAATGATTTGCTATCTTTAAAAAACACTCTCCAATATATCTTGGTATCTGTGGAGGATCTGCATCATTTAATTTTGCTCTCTGTACTTGGGCAATATAAACTTCTAAGGCGGCAAGGAACTCTTTGTTATTAACATAGTGTTCAGATCTTTTTCTACGTGTAGCCATAAGTATTACTGCTTTGCCTTGTAATTAAGTATAACAGATAACCAATTAATAAGCAACGTTGACAAGTGCTTAAATATCAGTTACAATTACCTTTGTGGGGTTTAAAGGTTAATTAGAGCTTGATTTATATAACTTCTCTAATGCCTCTTTAGCATCTTTCACTGTGGTTAGATACCCCATTGTTTGATCTAATTTGGTGTGACTTTTTTGATTTGCTTTTTTAATGTAGTCTTGATAGAACATAACCATTTCAACATTATCTGATTCAGACATGGTAAGAACATCATCTAGATTTATAATGAATAAATCATCTTGAGATGACTTCAACCATGGTTCAAATTTATAACCACCTAGAGAACCCCTTAGTTTTATTTGCTCTACTATGATAGGGTGTGACACTAGGAGTAGTGTTCTGTCCCCCTCATCAGTGGCAGATACTCTTGCAAATAATTCCTCCCCTGATTTTAATTTGAGTGTAGCATAAAAATCATCTTCTATCATTTTTGTTCTCCTTAATATCTATTGTTAGTATTTCATAGTTAAATTGCTCTTGGGCATAAATTTTAACTCTTTCAATGAAATGATTTAATGTGTAGTTTTTCCTTGCTCCACTAGTAAGATCATCAGCAATGTCATAAAGTTTTGCTTTTACTTTATCTTTTCCTTTTCTTAGAACTCTTCCAATGGATTGGAGGTTTCTAACTCTAGACTTAGACGGAGAAGCAAAAATAACGTTGTGTAACCTCCTAATATTGATGCCTGTAGAGAATGTTCCATATGAAGCCACTATGATTGCATTGTTTTCTTGTTCAGTTATTTCTCTTACCTTCTCTCTATCTTCAGCATCCACACCACCATGAATAAAAAATACTTTTCTATCCTTGGTAACAAAATTATTTATCATATCATAAAGTATCCTTCCGTGAGATTCTACTCTACTGTATAGTATTAAAGTGTTTCCTTTTAAATCTACTGATAGTTTGGATATAAAATTATTCCTCTTTTCATTTCCAATTAAATATTGAATCTCATCTTCATATGTTTCAAATTTCTTAGGAGTATGTTTTAAAACTAAACACTGTATATCTAATTCAGATAAATGTCCTTTCTCCATTAATTCTTTAGTTTCAATAACTTTATATGATGGACCAAACAACCCCTCTAACACCCATTTATGGGTCTGTGTTCCATCTAAAGTACCAGTGAACCCAAATCTATACTTGGCATGATGTAACTTATCCATTATATTGACAAGAGACTTACTCTTGAAAAGATGTGCTTCATCACCTATGATGACATCATAATCTTCAAAAAAACTTTTGTCCAAATTATATACAGATTGCCATGTAGTAATTGTTACTTCATTTTCATTTGTTCTTTCTTTACCAGCATATATTTTATGACAATGATCTTCAGCATTCCATCCATACTCTATAAAATCCTTATACATCTGTTCTACAAGAGAAGTAGTGGGGACAACAAGTAATATTTTTTTCTTTCTTCCAACAAAATATCTTACCAAAGCATATATCATTAGAGATTTGCCAGATGCAGTAGGTGATATTAAAAGTTTTCTATTATATCTTAATGCATCATGTATAGCATCAATTTGATAATCTCTTGGTTTAAAATTAGTTATTGATTTAACATAATCTATTACACCTTCTCTTGAAATCATTTCATTGACTTCAAATGGTGCACCATAGAATTTGTTTTTCTCAAACTCATATGAATATCCATTGTTCTCGCAAAATGCAACTATCTTATCTAAGAGACCAACATATATCCTCTTGGTCTTCATATTAAAGAGGTGCACATATCCATCCCAGTATCTACTTCTATACTGAGGCATGAATTTTTTATTAGGGACTTCAAAAGTAAACCTATCCCTCAACTCATATTCTATTGAGGGTTCAGTCTTTACCTTCAAATATACTTCATTGATTTTCTCAATGACAAGATCAGCCATAACCAGCTTGGAATTTCATTACTTCTACTGCATTCTTAATCTGATAAGTTCTGTTAGAAACTTGTTTAAGAATACTTTCAAGATAATTCAACATGGTTTCATAATATTCAATCTTTAGAGAAGTTGATGATAACTTTTCATCAGCATCAAGATACTTTTGCATTGTATCTTTATCTCTAATCTTTTTAGGAAAAGGATTTTTTATATAGATCTCTGGATCAGCTTTACCTGAAAAATATTCATATCTCTCATGCCTAATATTTTTTCTTTGTTGTTGTGCTTTCTTCATTAAAAGAAAGATGGTATTATAAAGATCAAAATACTTAGCATGTAAAACAGGAACATTTAGTGATTCAGTATGTAAATTGTCTGGATCAATCTTGGAATCCTCCTCCCACATTGTTTGGATTCCATTCAAATCAATCATACATCATTAATTAATATCTCTTATATTGTATATAGTATACTTGAAAGTGACCTCTGCTGTAAAGTATTCTAGGTCTGTTTGAGTTGCATCAAACTCTAAAGTAGTAAGACTGACTGGAAATAAATTCTCAAATATTAATTTAAACTTAGGTATATTGCTAGAATTTAATACTGTTAGTGTGCCATCAGAATATAAATTTAATTGACTCTTAGGTGGTTGTGATATATCAGGATTTCCTTTTTGAAAATCATATATCTCTTTTAAACTTTCTGGAAATCCTAAACCCCTCATCCAATTTTGTATCTCCATATAATTTTCTAATCCCTCATCTACTAAAAAACGCAAGTTAAGATCAGCAAATTGTAATTTATCACCTGGTAGAGGGATATCTCTCAAATAGGTAGGTTGTTCTGTTACGCCTAGATCTATTGAGGGAATATTTATAGCATTGCCAAAATAAGTTACCTTAGGTGTTCTATTTAATTGAAATTTAAAACCAGTAGGTGCTAGAAAATTTCTATTTTCAATTTGACCTACTATAGACTTCTTAGCAACCATTTGTTTTACTCACTTATCATAAGGTATTTATTTCTTATTCACCACCATTTCCACCATTGCCGCCACCACCACCATTGCCACCATTACCACCGTTACCATTTCCACCACCATTCCCGTTACTCCCATTCCCGTTAGAGTGTCCGTTACCATTGCCATTTCCTCCATTGCCTGAATCTGATCTGTTGTCTGGTGCTAGTCTACCACCATATCCTATACGATAACCATTAGGAATTGGTTTACACTTCTTTTCATCAAAACAATAATACTTACCTTTTGGGCAAGTTTTTGATGCTTCCATAAAAGATGTAAAGTCTTGCATATCTCTACCACTGTCTTTGTATTTAGGGGTTGAAACTTCCTCTTCTTTTAAACCTTTTTGCTTCTCTTTTCTTTGCCTTATTAAGTCTTTGAAATCAATTTCAGTTCTTCTTGCTCTAGCACTTTCCCAATCTTTAGGGTTTTTACTTAAGTCAAGAGCTGCTGCTTTTTTCAACTTCTTAGTATCTTTCATACTTACTGCTTCATTCATCTTCTTAGTTTTCTTCTTCATTGAGTTGATGAATTTTCTGTAGACTGCTGCTTCTGAGGACTTACCCATCTCCCTTGCCCTTTGCTCCATAGCAACTGCTGCTTGAATTTTATGAGCATGCGATCTAGAAGAATTCCTGATCTTTGAAACAGATGCTTTAGCAGTAGCAACGTCCTTAAAACCAAGTCCATGAATAGTTCCTTTAGGATTTTCATCAGTGTATAAATCAGAGTGTTTTTTTGATCCTGCTGGTTGACCCTTCTTTCTAGGGATACGAGGATTTGATTCCTCTTTCATTGCTTTTTCTAAATCATCTGCTTGTTTAGCATGTGTCTTAGAACCACTCCTTAATTTGCCAACTAATTTCTTTACAAATGGTTTATCATCCTTTGACAATTCTTCACTAAAGTCTTTATCATCACTAGTTGTTCCAGCTAGATTTTTCTTGACATTAAAGTGACCTGCCTTTTTCATTTTTTTATA